TTAATCATGTGAGATATGCGGTCCCTCGCGGGTCACCGGTTCAAATCCGGTCGTGTGCATTTTACTATTTTTTATCTACTTAAACTAAGCATATGTCTGGAATAATTTATTACATCCAAAGCCCAAGTGGTAAGGGTTATGTCGGAAAAACTGATAATTTTGAAGAACGTATGAAAGGTCATCAAAAAATATCTACAAAGTGTACTTTATTGAAACGCGCAATTGATAAGTATGGATGGGATAATATGAAAGTGACAATATTATTGAAGTGCAAACTTGAAGATATGCCATATTATGAACAACTTATGGTTGATGCATATGATACGTTTGGTCCAAATGGCTACAATTGCACAACCGGAGGGGAAAAAAATAAAATTATATCAAATGAAATGAGAACTAAAATATCAAGTTCTTTGTGTGCTACATACAGGGATAGGATAAATCTTTCTTCATGCATATTAAAATCTAAAACTGGGACGTTTTCGACTTACCTACCGCGATCATGGACACTTGACAGATCAAAGTTGTATCTATCCGGATTTGCATCATATGATGATGCGGTAAATATGCGTACATACTGTTATGAAAATTATATCCGCGGCCATCAAATACCTTTGTCTTGTCTACATGATTCAAAAATAATGCATTACATAACTAAACCACCTTTACGAGCACGAGGGATTGGTAAAATTTACAAACAAAAGAAAACTTCAAAAAAGCATACAGCATTCCTTCCATCACATGCCCAAAAATATTATAAGCAAAAAAGCTATGCATTCCCGACATACAAAGAAGCAGAAGACTTTCTCGAAACGTGCACAACTTGCTTCATCGCCGAAGAAAACAACTCATACAAATTCACGGTCCCACCCCCATGGCTAGCGTCCCCGGACGCGCAAAAAACATACACAGGGTTTAAAACCCGCCAAGAGGCACAGTTGTTTATGGACAATTTTTATATAATATACGTAGGGGGATATGATAAGCCATTACCATGTGTTACGTCGTCTGTAACAAACAGTCAGATGCCATACAATCCGTATTTTATATTTTAACATACTAAGTATCCATATATTGATCAGCATTCATACGTGCGATATCCGCATCCCATTTTTGCGTATAAAGTACATTGGCTTCGTTTCTTGGTATAAATAAGTCTCTGTAAATGTGCATTTCTGGTAATTTATCGCGTATCGTTCGCGGAGGAACTATTGTTACAATATCGTCGATGCCTGGGCGATCGCTTTTATACTGAATACTCTTAATAATAACAGAATCACCTTCGTTTAGCAAATCAGACCCTTGTTTAAGTTGCACGATTTTACCAATCTTTAATGGTTCATCCGGGTTATCTTTTTGCACTGTACTAGTACTTGCCAGTGACGATATAAGAGCATCAACATTATCAGTTGTATTTCTATACTTTGTTGTTGGTTGGACATTTCCATCAAATGCTCGGCGTCTTCGTTTCGCAGCAGGGGGTTCTTCGTCGTCACTAGATGCGCCAATTTCAAGGGCACCATACATAACTCCTGGACGTTCTTTTCTCACCACCTGACCGCTACTGTACAAATACACACCGATAGCAAACAACACAACAAATGTCAAAAATACACCAGCAGTGAGTAATGCAGTCGGCCAGTGGAATTTCATTCTCCTTAATTTATAACATACAAAAAATAATATTTATGTAAATAATAAATGCCAGAGGCATATTATAATTATGCACCAGTGAAACGCTGTTATAGTGAAATAATTTATACCGTAAGTGTGCCATACCTGTCAGAAGTAGAACAGGACGGTATAGTGCATCCGGTAGTTGATGTAAATATTAAGTTTCATGTAAGTGCACTTGGTGTGGTTCTTGCGATTAAAAATGCGTTTGCAAATAACACCAACATGTCCGAAAAATATACGGATAGGCCATGGAAAACTTTAAACTATGGTAGCAGTTATAAACGATTCTATGGCTTAACTGGTATTACGTTTCAAGTATTTGGATTAAATTATTATCGCTTGAATGATTTACAACATGACGTCGATATTAATATTCAAGAACGGATTGGAGACCAAGAGATAGAATGGTCCCCTCAGTTTATTAAAAATGTCCTTGATATACCAGCACACCTTCGAGATTACACCATCAACGAATACAGAATATAGTGGAGTGGCACCGTCCTGATTTATTATTAAA